CAGAAGCAGACAACCTAAGATTGCCTCCTGTCAACATACCTACATATGTTCCGTCTACAACACCTCCTTGGTCTAATATACACCCAGTATCTGTGGTACTGAAAGTCATATCAAATACATAAGTTACATCAATTTTACCTGCACCACCAGAGCCAGATGAAAAACCATTTGATGGGAATGATGTAAGCTCTCTTAGGTATGTAGTACCGTAAGTACTATCTATACTAAGAGCACTACCTGCACCCCCTGTTCTAACATCAGTAGCATTTAGTGTATGTACCTGATCAACAGAAGGGGATGTTACACTAGTGTTAGACTCTACTGAAGTAGCTTCTAGGTTATGTAACTGACCTGTGCTAGGTATTGTAAGTGTAGTAGCAGAAGATACGTCATTAGCGTCTAGTATGTTTAGTTCGTCAACATCAGGATTAGTTATACTTGATGTAGATTCTACATTTACTCTTAATAGTACATGTGTCTGATCTAAATCACTAGAAGTAACTTCACTTGTAGTACTAATATTATCTGCATTAAGTACAACCCCTAAAGAAGGTTGGCTGACCTCAACCTCAGAGCGTACATGTCCACCATACTGTTCCTGTCCAAAGACAGAAGTACCGTAAACAGCGTAACCGCTTGCTCTTAAGTTATGATCAGCCATCTTGAGTAACGCCTATTAAGCGTCACGGATTGTTATAGAAACTGCATCCAATGAGAATGTGTTACCAGTAGTAACAGCTTGAGAAGCACTCAAAGAACCCGTAGCATACAGTGTGTTTGAACCGTTTGTTAATGCCCAGAATGCCGCAGTTCCAGTACCTGTTACAGTACCTGCAGTAATCGCAGGAATAATTACACGTCTACCATCAGTCGCACCGTTAGTTGGAGCACCTGTGTTTACAGTAGCATTACCTAGTGTATTTGTTGAAGTTGCCGCAGTATAAGTAGTAGGCTCACTTGAGCAGATATCTAAACGAGTACCGTTAGTATCTACCGTTGAAAGTCCATTATCAAAAACGGTATCGGCGATAAAAGCCATAATATGAATCCTCTTTTAATGTTTTTAAATAGGTAGAGAGCCCCATAATTGGGACTCCCTGTACTTGTTTATTTTATGCTAAGTTATATTTAGCTGTGATCAACGCTTCTGGACGTAAGATCTTGCGCCCGTAAAGATGCATACCACGGCAGATGTCAGCGAATGAATCTGGATCACGATATGTTTCTGTTTTGTTGATTTGCTCTGCAGTTGCTACAGCTGAATCATGACCAGCTACGATAACACCGTAGTTTAGGTTTTGGTTAGCTGAACCTGTTGTACCTGCACCAGTACCTACTGCTGGTAAGTTACTTGAAGTATATACACGGAATCCGTGGAAGTTGTTCAAGACTAGACCGTTACGTAATCCACCTGACTCACCGAAGTCTGCGTTAAACAGACGTGAATCTTCATCACGAAGGACTTCCATCATGATAGGATCAAGTACTAGCCATCTACCTGCAGTGTCTACTTGGTTCTGATCTAACAAACGACCCATACGTGAAATCAACATTGCTGGTGATACGTATGCTGTTGGTAGAGCAGTTGCTCCGGGTAAACGTGCCGCAACTGGGATCGAGTGATCACCTGCTGAAGTTGTAGTAATGTTTCCGAAGTCACCTTTTTTCAGCTTGTTAGCTGCAAGTAATTCGTCTGTACCTGCCGCCGTATTAGCTTTAGTACCATTTACTACGTTGTTTACTGTACCTGCGTTAGCATGTAATGCAGCTTGCTTGTAACCACTTAAGTAGCCCAATACTTCTTGGTCATGCTGATCAGCCAAGCGGAAAGCCGCACGGTTTGTAGCCATGTCCATGAAATTAACATGGGAGTGTGCTTCTTCGATGTCGTCGATTTTAAATGCAAAGTAGTTTGCTTTATCTACAACTAGAGAGAAGTCTGCGTCTGCTAAGTCTTGTGCAGCGATTGTTGTACCACGAGCATAAGCTGATACGCTTACCTCAGGCTCTTTTATAATTTTCACTGTATCGCCTTGTGCAGCGATCTCACCGAAATAATCAGAGTTAGTTATGTCTCCACAAACTGTGGACTTGCGGAATGCAAGTTGTACTTTTTTTGAATAAATTACGGAACTAAAGTTACCATTCGGTAAGTTTGTATATCCGCTTGCGGATGCAAATGCCATTATAATCCTCCATTAGGTGTTTGGCTTAGTTTTAAGTAAGCTAAACGAACCGATAAGAGGCTGTACTTTCTAGGGTGCATGTATATTTAAGTTGTAAGGATCAGTCACAATGTTAAACTACACGGGCCTATACTTATTCAGGTAGGTCTTATTATTGGTATGTTTAGACTTATTGAGATAGTGTCTTAATAGTAAGGTAGTCACAGTGTGAGGCTTACTACAGGTTAAAGACACCTATAGTTATACATTATAGTCTATAGATGTCAATACTTTATTTGCAATTATCGTGCGCCGCCTGTCATATCATAGGTAAACTTACCTGCACGTATTGCTTCCATGATAGCATCAGAGTTTTTCTCGTACTCAATAGCTGTCATCTTGTGTACTTGAGACTCGCTGAAGTGTCCTGCTGTGTCGTTAGAGTCAGGCTTAGTAGAACGTTTAGTTACTACTGCAGAAGCCGCCGCTTTAGTAGCTTTCTTTTTAGACTTAGTATCTAAACCATTGTGCATCTTGTATAGATCTATTACACGAGCTACTGATGCAGGATCTTCAGAGTTGTCGTATAGAGCATCTTTGACCCACTTAGGTTCTTTCTTAGCCCAATCGTGAAAAGCATCACTATCACGTAGTTCATCAAAGTCAGGGTGTATGGCTCTGATCTCTTGTTCTAGCTTACTACGAGTAGCTTCTTCACTAATACGATCAATCTCTTGTAATCTTGCCTCAGCACCAGAGAATCGTTCCTCTGCTTTCTTAGATGCAATAGTTTCTACTATAGCCGCAATGTCAGGAAACTCATTAGCCCATGCCTCAATATCTTCGTCTGACTTGGGCGGCCTAAGAGTACCACTTGTTTCAGCATTCTCTAGTTTAGACTGTAGTTGTTTAATCTCTGCAGACTGTTTGTTTAGATGGTCACGTAAATCACTATAACGTTTCTTGTATGTACGTTCTTCACTACTTAACGTTTCATCTTTCTTATCAGATTCATCACTAAGTTCTTGAGTCTCACCATCAGGTTCTTGATCTTCTGAAGTATCTTCCTCATTCTGTTCCCCTTTCATGAGCTTGTCTAGCTCTGCTTCTTCTTGCTCTATACGTCTCCTATTAGCTTTATTGGTATAGTTAGGGTCAACAAACCCTGCTACCTTAGGAGATTCCATTGTTTCTAATTCAGCCATATTGTTTTCCTTTATGTTGGGGCCAGCCTAAGCTGGGTAGCCTTATAGTTTTTATAGGATAGTCTTTTAGTTATTTCTTTTTCTTCTTCATCAGGCCGCCTTTATTAAAGCCACCACCACCACCACTTGCTATATTTTTAAGTTGGGCATTTACTTTATTTAAATTCTTCTTAGTATCAGCAGGGCCACCAACGACACCACCGTCTCTAGTTTGTCTTCTTTTAGATTTTGCTACTTGTGCTCTAGCTTCTTTTTGACCTTTTGAATCAGATTTTAATGCTGGATTAATGATGTCTTCTATGTTTTTAGCTTGTCTAGCTTCTGAAGCTCTATAACTCGCTTGAGCTTTAGCTTTTTCTTCTGCTGTTTTAACTTCGACCTTTCGTTTAGGTGCACCTATTCCTCCGGGTTTAAACAGATCATCTCCAAGCTTATTTTTAATTACGTCTGATAGACCCCACCCATTAGATACTAATCCCATAACAGGGCCACCCAATCCATGCTTTTCTTCATACTGTGCGGCTAGTTTTTTAAGATCTGCTATTTCTTCTGGAGATGCATTGCCTGACTTTTCTAACATACGTATGTGTGCATTAGTTTGTCCTAGTAACATAAGTTGAGGTCTTTTACCCATAATACCAGTTTTGTCAAACTTACTGATAAACTGTATTATACCGTGTTGAGCTTCTAGTTCTTCTTCCATAGCTGCTTTGGTAGTTTGATAAAGACCTGTAGGACTACTATAATCATATCTATCCATCCACTTAGTATCTTTCATAGACTTTTCTAGTAACTTCTCAGAATCACTACGAGTATCTTCATCGTGATGTCTATTATCTACTTGATAACCTTTAGGAAGAGGGCCCATTATAAAACCTGCAGGTACAACTTGTGTAGGTTGATTGGTAGCTTTATTGTGAGCTATCATCATTGTCTCGCCTGTAGTAGGGTTATGATATTCTACCATAATAGTTTCTACTTCTGGTTCTGTAGTCGTGTCATCTTCTGCCTGACTACCTCCACCAAACACAGAAAAACCTAATCCGTAATTAGCCGCATTAAAACCTAACCCTCCAGTATTAAAAGCTCTTTCAGTTTGTCTGTTAGCTGACTGCATTTCTTGAGGGTTCATGTTAGCACTAGTAGTATTTACTGTAACGCCTCTATTAGCAAGCTCTTGCATTAACGCTGGGCTATTCTGTGCGGCTACCATAAACTTATCAATGAGTGCATCTACTTTTGTAGGATCGGCGTTTAATGAGGTTTTTTCTTCTCCAACAGAGCCTCCATTATAATACCCTACAGACATACCTTTAGCATTCATACGAGCATTAATTAACTTGTCACTCTTGGCGGCAGTAGCTAACTTATCCATCAAACCACCATCAGCTACACCCGTAGCCATAGCTTGTTCTAGGGAGGCTAAGTCTTCTTCTGTTATTTCTTGCATACCGCCTTCGGTTGGCATAGGCTCACCACCTATACGACCATCTGCATCCATCTGAGATAAACCCATCTTAGCTTCAATACGCATATCTTCAAAGACCTTCACACCAAAGTAACGAACAACATCTGCAGGTACAACGTATTCACCTTCACTGAGTCTAGCGTCTATATCATCACGCACCTCTTCAGGCAAAGATCCCGGAGGAACTTCGTTTCCGCTTACTGGGTCTACTTCATTAGATCCGCCAGTTAATGCCATTTCCATTTGTCTGCTCATTGAGTTGCTCCTTGGGGCTTCTTCTGTTGCTAGGCCGCCGATAGCGAAACCCAATTTTGTTTTTAGTTTATTCCATAAGTTAGGCTGTTCGAAGTCTTGACCATATCTTTTCATTCTACCAGCTTCTTCTTCTGCTAGTTCTGCCATGACTTCTTCGGGCTTATAGCCTCTCTTTTCTAATAGAGTATTGGATAGGTCAAAGATAGGAGTAATAGATTGGTATACCATTTTAACTCCTTTATCTTTTATTTTAGAGTGTTCTCTATAACGATGTTTATCTCCCATAACGAGATCATGATGCCCTCTGCTTTCAAGTAAAGCTTCAACTAATACATGTTCTATACTATGTCTATTATCATGAAGAACTGTAGCAGCATCTATTCCTATTAAATCTCTAGCCTTTTCAAAGGGATAAGCTATTCTTAACTCACTTAAACCTCTATGCATTACTTCATGTACAGGTGTTAGAGGTGACAATGGCCCTCTTTTTCCTCCAGAGAAAGCTATATCATTTACCTGAAGAGGGTCTTGATCAGGATAATTCTTTGCTAAATGCCTAGTATATTTATTGGAAGATACATCTCCTCCTAATTCAGTGTCACTATCTGGAAAATAAACACCGTCTGCACCTTTATAATCTTCATCAATTAATTTAAAAGTATTTCCTTGAAGAAGACCTACCATAGATACTGGATTAGCTGTTCTTGCAAGATCAAACTTTATAGTCTCTCCATCTACTTTATACTGACTTTCTAAAAAATCTGGTACGGTACGAGGTTCATCACTCATAAGATCTTTAGGTCTAGGTTTAGGTTTACCTTTTGTATTAATAAACTCAAGAGTGCTACCGTCTTTCTGTCTTTCTTTAGGTATACCTAATCCTTCAGGTCTTAGTTTAGGAGTTGCCATTTACTTCATCCCTTAAGTATTTAAGTTTTCGTAGTCCTGCTATCTCGCCTTGGCAACGAAACATTTCATCTGTAGTTGTAACTTGTTCCATCTTCTTGTGTGACTGTGCTATCTTAGCATCAAGAGTTTCACAGAAAGAATCCCATAAGGGTTTGTCGTTTACTAGTTTCTTTATTTGCATTATGAGGGTCTTTGCATTAAGCCGGGCTTCTTAACTAAGCCACCTTCGTTGAAGCGAGGTACAAGATTATCTAGGTCTAACTCTGTTATGTCTATTTCAAAACCTCTCTCAACACGGTCTTCTCCTGTACCTGCTCTGCCGTGTCTTGGATAATAAGGAAGTTCTCTTTCTCCTGTCTTAATTGTACCACTAGGGTATTCATTCTGCAAGGATTTTAAGGCTTTCTTAAAAGCTACATTGTAAGTTTCATTAAATACCTTTACTCCTTCATCTTTAGAAGAAGCACGTAAATCGTCTACTCTAGGATCTCTAAGTCTTTCTACAGGAGGCATTACTATTTTATTTATGCCGTTCTTTTTAGCTAAGATAAATGTAGCCTGTAATAAATTTCGTATATAATCTTTATTTTTCTTTAATGGCAGATCTTTAACGTAACTATTCTTTTGCAACATATCACTTTGAAGTTCTTCTATTAAATAGTATTGATCATCTGGAGCTGCATAATGGCCTATCCTAGCATGAGCTATAGTATTACTAGAGTGGTGTGTTCTTAAGTCTATCTTCTTAGACTTGTTTGTATTACGCTCTAGATCTAATGTTATTTCAAAATAACCATACTCAGGATTAATACCAAAATTAATATGTTGCCTCTGCATCCCTTCATACTGAACTGATCCTACATTCGCTTCTATAGTAAAACCTTTATCGTAAGCCGCATCTTGAGCTTGCCCTCTAGTATACTTTTTATTAGGCTCTAAAAAATCTCCTGTATAATCTAATTCACCTTTACTCATTTTAGGAGCACGTTTACGCACAAAAGCATTTATGTTTTTACCCAGAGTTCCTTTTTCGGATATAGGGGCTTCATCAATAGCAGACATTAAAGGACTGTAAAAAGTTGTTAAATTTGTCTTGTTAGAATAGGTTGTTGTTGCAAAAGCATCATCTCCCGGATCAAGATATTCCACATCATCAGGAGGGTCTATTTCCCAAAAGTTAGGCATATCATCATCATCAGGTATATACTGACCTAGATCATCACCAAAGTCTTGTTCATCCTCTAGTGTTTGCAAAGCCCTCATGTTAGTTTTAGACTTATCTTTAAACGCAGGGTTATACTTAGGGTTATCAGCTATACCTAAAGCAGAACTTAACTCCTTAGCTATGAGTTTACTGAGTGCACCCATTACTGTACGTTTCCACTAAATCCCGGCTCTCCGGGCGTAGCAGCAGCTCCAACACCGATGTTGCCACCACCTCCACCTGTCATGTCCTGAGGGCCTGTAGGAGCTTGTCCTTGAGGCTCTGGGCCTCCTTGTGGCCCTGTAGGTGGTACACCCGGCTGAGGCGATTCTGGCGGTGCTTGGAAGCCCTTGAGAATTTCAGCCTGTATTGCCGCATCTTCCATAGAGTTAGTTACCTTGTCAGGATCTAAGTCCATGCTTACAGCAATCTCACGAATGATATAGTCCATCTTAGCGAAAGGAGCAAGTGTAGGGTTTTGTGCAACTTGTAAGAACTGCATTAGTCTTTGCGATCTTACTTCGTTAGCCATGAGAGAAGCAGTACCTTGAGCCTTAACATCTAAGTCACCTTTAATGCTAGGATCATAGTCAAACTGCATGTTGAAACTAAAGAAAGCTTTACCTAGTGGGTTTAATAAATAGTCATCTACGTTCTTAATGACTGTACGAATAGAACCGTTAGCCGCTGACATAAGCATAGAGATACCTGAAGCTGTACGACCTACACCTGACACACCGGTTTGACCGTGAGCAAAGCTAGGGAAGCCAGTCGATTCGTCTGACAATACTCTTGCCTTATCGAACAACTGCATATTCTCTCCAGCTACGTTAGGAAACTTTGTGCCGAAGATAGCCTGTCCGGGTGCACCCCCTTGTCTACGAAACACTTTACCGGGGTACACAGATAGGTCTTGTCCCGGAACTAAGTTAGTCTCATCTACTTCAATCAGTAAGTTACCAGACAACACAGCATTATCAACAGCCATACGCATAAAGCCATTCATTAGTGTTTGAGTGTCATCCATGTTCTCAGCTATACCTACACCGAAGAAGCTGTAAGGGTTAATCTCGTAAGGTACAGCGTAGTAAGGTATAAGAGCAGGTTTAAACGGATTCATAACCATACGAATAACTTGACCGTTACACGCCCATAGGTTTACGTTTACTTGCTCTGAATCTTTTAACTCACTAGGAATCTTAAGGTCATGGTCTTCTAGTACTTCACGATCAACAAAACCCCAGAACTCTTTTACTTCATAGCGTTCTGCTTTAGAGCCTTGCTCATCATCCTCCATGACTTGCTCCCACCACTTCTTCTCGTAGGACTCACCTAGTTTAATAGCTGTGTCTATAGAGTTGTCACGGAAGAAAGGACGACCTTTGAGTGCTCTTAGTTGTGAGCGTGACATCTTGTGTCTCTCTATGATGTACTCAGCCTCATCCATGTTAGCCGCATCAGGATCAGGATAGAAGTCCCATATAGAAACGTTACTCGTAGATGGTACAGTCTTGATTACAGGATCATAGTTACCTTCGTCATCCCAGCGTGGATACTCTTTGTTAGTAGCGAATGGGCCTTTCATTATACCTGTACCGAATAGAGCACATTCAAATGCGGCTAAGCGAAGCTGTTTGTTAGCTCCGCTTTCTTCTAGCTGATCGTGTATCTTTTTCTGCATCTTCTTAGCGGCAACTTGTGCAGGGCGCACCGTTACAGTAGAAGGTGTAGTTCCCGGCCCTTCAACTAGCTTATCCATTACAGGCTCTAGTTTGTTAGCCATACCACCTAAACGTTCAGACAACTGTTGCATTGTCTCACCCGGTTTGAGTCTAGCCTCTTCTGTAGAGAAGGGCGCAAACGTTTGCTTTAGTTCTTCTGTAGCTTCATCAGCCGCAGGATCTAAGTTAAAGTGTACAGACTCAGCTACACCTTCAGGTAAAGTAGTAGGGTCTACATTAATAGGAAATTTGTTGTTACCGAATAGTACATCTACTATCTGACCATAGGCGGCTAAAGTTTTAGTCTTAGTTACTTTAACAAACACACGGGATTTCTCAGCATCAGTAAACTGCACATCAGGGCCATACAAGCCTCTGTAGTTCCTGTAAGATCTCATCCATCTATCTTCGTCTACTCTTCGTGCATCTTCAGCTTTAGTAAAACGTTCGTTTATAAAACCTATAATATTACCTACAGAAGGATCAGATTCTAACTCTTTCTCCTTTACATCTTCAATGTATGAAGAATCCGCAGATTCAATATTCTCTTCGTAGTCGTCTTCAAAATCACTAGGGTTCATACTTAATATCCAAATGTAGGATCAGACGATTGAAAGCCTGATCTTGATGTTGCAGGGTCATAGTCAAATAAAGAACTACGAGGTCTGGTCATTATACCATATCTTAGAGCGTCATACAGGTGATCTTCAGCATGTGTATCAACGTCTTCTGGGTTGCGTTTATCTAAAGGTATACTAGGTAGCTGAGCTACAAGGTTAGTACAATTATTAAAGATAACAAGTCTAGGTTGTTCAGTGAACTCGTCTATCTGTAATCGTCTGTGTATTTCGTTCTTACCGGCTATACGTGAACCTTTAGATCTATCTGAAGGCCTCCATCTACAGCCTTTCATTATCATTTGTTCTGCAAGGCTAGGCCCGGTATCGCCTCGTTTGTGCCACAAGGATGAGTCTAATACTCCATACCTTATAGTACCATCATCTGACTCCGCATCTAATATCATATCAGCTAAGTCTGTAGCTGTAACCTTAGAGCAATACATCTCTCTGTAAACAACTAACTGTTCATCTGGTGCTACAGCAAACCATACAACACCAGTATAACTGCCGTAACCATAATCGCAAGCTCTAAACTTAGCCCAACTATTAGGTATATCGTAAGGGGCTACTACGTGTACCTTTCGGTTAAACTCAGGGAAAGCCGCACCCTCATTGATATCCCAGTCACCCTCCAGTAACTGCTTACGCTGATGCTCTGGTAAAGATAGAAGCATGGCTTCGTAGTCTCCACCATCAGCTAAGTAAGGATTGTCAAACAAACTAGCAGGAATAAACTTGCGTTTGAATAACGGCTCACCTTCTCTACTATGCCCTTTAGGATAAGAAAGAACTTCCCCTGTTTCTATATCCGTAGCCCAGAAGGGATCGTTAGGCGTAGAGGGATCAATAAACATTTTCTTGACCCAAGCATGTCCCGGCCCTCCGGGGTTCGTAGTAGCCCTCATGTACAAACCTAATTCAGGTGATGCACTACGCAAACGTGAACGCATATAATTCCACGCATAGGGACTGTTCCATTGAGTCAACTCATCGAAAGCTACATAGTTAAACGCCTGTCCTTGGTAACGCATAACGTCTGTGTCTTTATCCAAGTAAGACATCCATAGCCTACCACCTTGAGGTGTAGTCCATTGAGACTTTCTCTCTGACCACTTGATACCCGGAATAGCTTTAGGGTATAACTCTTGGCTTTTCTGTATAAGTTCACGTAACTCTTCTGTTGTGTGACGTACAAGTAGACCGCTAAAGTCTTTATGGTTTAGGTTACGAAGAGGGTCTGCTAGTGTGGCATAGCTCTTCCCACCTCCGGCTGCCCCTCCATATAG